CCCTTTAAAGATTGCTAAAGCGGTAATGTTAACATTAACTGCAACAAACGGTACAACTGAAGTTGTTACAGTAAGTGAAAATTTAAATACACTCAATGTTATCGCAGGAATGCCTTTTGTAGTTACTACTACAACAGGAGGACTAACAGCAGGTACAACATATTGGATTTTAGAAGTACTAACGGCTAATACTTTTACTGTATCAGCTACAGAAATAAGTGCTAATCCTAGTTATACTAAGGTTAACCTATCAACTGCTGGTCCAGTAACAGTGAAGGTATCGGTTGGTGTAGTAGACACAGGTTTTCAAAATCCTGATTCTACATCACAATCAGGTAATACTTCAACAAACCCCGGTGCAAGCTATGGTGTAGTTGGTGGTAATACAACAATTTATGGTTTACAAATATTAGCACAGGTTGCTATTGGTATTAATGGTACTGGTACACTTTATGGTGATACAGGTAACTTGAATGTATATGGATCTGGAACAGACTTTGCTAATACATTATCTGTTGGCTCTGCTATTCAAGTTGCTTCTGCAAATATCAACGGCGGTACTGATTATACAAATGTTGGTTTTGTTGGAACTAACACTGGCTATATTACTGTTGCCATCGCTAATACAACTGCTACCGGCAATGTAATTCGTACTTCCGGTAATGCACAAACATTGTTTGTTGGTGCCCCATTAACTGTTGATGCAAACACAGGTGGTTTAGTTGTAGGATCAACATACTTTGTGAAAACTATTGCAAATGCATCTGCATTCACTGTATCTGATACACAATACGGTCCTGTAACAGCGATTACAACCGGTACAACAGCGGCAAATGCCAGAATCGATGTAACTGTGTTGGCTGCAACTCCCCCTGCAAACTTTGTAGGTGCCTCATTTGTTTATGCAAATGACGAAGCAGGTTATATCGTTCGTCAAAAAGGTAAAACAAAGTATTTGGTAACAGGTTTAACATCTGGGTTAACAGCACAATGTCAAACAGCTAATGTGGCTAATACAGCACTAACACCAAATACAATGAGCATTACAGCGACAACAGCAACACCTGCAACAGTATATGTACAATCAGTAAATAATTACCAATCAGAACTATTTGAAACTACTGTAGCTGCTGGGTCACTATCAGCCGGCACAGCTTACACAATTCTTAGTGTAGGTACTACAAACTGGACAGCAGTTGGTGCTTCTGCTAACATAACTGGTGTATCATTCGTTGCAACTGCAACTGGTTCAGGAACAGGTACTGCGATATTGACTACAGCTAATCCTGATGTTATTGCAACATTTGGTACAGCATACGCTGCTAACACATATTCAGGACAACCTAACCCGATAGTTACTATTAATAATACCTAATCATGGCAAACACCAGAGCATTATCCGTTAATACATCAGATACTGATATTGCTGTCCTTCAAGTTCAAGTTAATAATATTGAAACAAAAATCAATGAATTAAAAGATGACTTGAAGGAAGTGCATGAATGCCTTGACAAAAATGCGGAAGAAACTCACAAACTAATCAAGGAACTACAACTATCTAATGATACTTCTCATAAGTCATTAACTGATAAGATTAGTGCATTAGAAAAGTGGCGTTGGATGTTAATGGGGGCAGGTATAGTTGTCGGCTCTATGGGATTCGATACAGTAGCAAAATTGTTAAAATAAAAAAGGGACTTATAGTCCCTTTTTTATTAACGTCTTTAACTTTTTCTGCACAACATCAAAATTTACTGTACTAAACAATCCAGGATGTAATGGTTTGGGATATTGACTTTCACCTACCCAAGCATATCCACAATGTTCTTTATTTAGAATTGGTATAAATTCTTTTTCTATTTGAGAAAAAAAGGTATGATATGTAAAGGTATTGTTAACAAATTTTTGAATAGGGACTAATTTAGGACTATCAGGCCAATATCCAATTTCTTCCACACATTCTCGTTGTAAACCATCTAATAAAGTTTCATCATTTTCTATTTTGCCACCCGGTATACCCCAATTACCGGGGTTTTTCGCATCAGTTCTAAGTAGATATAAAAACCGTTTAGAGTTTTTACTGTAAAAGAATATTCCAGCCGACACATTGTTCATTTGGAAATTATATCATATAATATATTAGATTACAATACTATAGTCACCTTCATTATACCAACCATCAACTGATTTTACCCAATTACCATCTGTCCAACGGTATTGAATATTAGTAGTCAAATTAGTAACATACTCAGTGGTAGTAGTATTTTCAGAATTAAATGCAACTTGCCATACCCCTAAACTACTGTTGAATTGTATTATATCATTGGCGTTGGCTTTTAAACTTCCCCATGACACGGTAGGGGAATCTCCCCCTACACTTTCGACGATTAAATATCTTCTACCATTAACAGGTCCCGGCAATCCTGCATTAGGGCCAGTTAATTGTGGATTAATTATACTAGTTATAGGATCTAAAGTATTTTGTGGTAGTGTATCTGGATCTATATTATAAATTAAGAATCTGTCATCTAGCGGATCAGGGACAATTGTTCCCACTATCTCTGTATCCATATATGGATTTTGCAACCATATTTGTGAGATTCCTGGTTTAATTACGCCATATGCATTTAAGTATGCAGTCCAGTATAGCGAAGTATTTGGGGGTTCAGGAATATCAAATGAATCATTGGGTGGTTGAAACGGTTGATTTGCCGGTAGTAGTTGTAGTGTATTACCTAATAACAAAACTTGATATCCATATGGACTAATTTTTTGTCTAGTACCTAATAATAAATCATCATCTTGTATATCTTGTAGGGCATGTCCTTTAAAAATACTATAGATAATTTTTTGAATAACTCCCATTTTCTTAAGCTTACTTGATGTGCTTAACCATATAGGCATATAGAATTTCCAAGTCATAACATCAATTGGATTTCCTGTACCCTGTGGTATACTACGGCTAGTAAATGTTAATCCGTCTTGATATACTACACTTAAAGAAGTCCAATCTAAGAAGTTATCTGTACTTTGAATTTCTAGTCCAGGATTAAAAAGAGTTCCTAATTGTTCAATAATTTCTAGTTTTTGATTATAGTTCGTAGTCCAAAAATCTACAGTGACTCTTAATGTATAAGGCACTGGCATTAGTCTTTCAACAGTAAATGCTTGACCTTGTGTAGTTTCATATGATTGTGAATCAGAATTATATGCCCGTTGTCGAATTTGAGTTTTTTCAACAAATGAGGGATTCTGAGTTCTACTTTGATTATACTCTAATCCACTTATGTAATAGGTTATTAAAGGTGCTGATGGCAAATTACTAGCCGAGTTATTAGCAATTATGGTAGCAGCCTGTCTACTACTATCACCGTACATGATAGGAACTCTTACATATATTGTATTACCAGCCGGATCTTTACCTTTAGTCACATACCAATTGGAAAATATTTTTGCAAATTGAATTAAAAATCTGCGAATTTGGTTATCGTAAAAAAATTGTGCCAATTGAATTACCTTTTTTTATGTAATCGGTGGAATAGGATCTAGTGGTGGTTGCAGTATTGAAGATAGCGGTTGTGCTTCAGGAATAACTGTACCGTTAGTTAATCTTGTTACATTTGAATCATTGATGAATCCAGATAATAAAGACCTATCTTCAGCAGTAAATCCGGTATCGGTTCTAACATTTTCAGAAATTCTTATCCATAATTTACCATTCCATCTATATAGTAATTGAGGTAGATAATCGATTCTTAAGAAATAATCACCTACTTGTGGATTTTGTGGGAATGATATACCTGTTCCAACTGGATATCCGTTTGGTGGTACAGCGGTACCTGTTAGATAACCCGCACTATAACCAAATGTTCTAGGACTTGATCTAGCAATATATTGAAATGCAGGATCACAATCAGCACGGTAATCCATTTGTTGAGTAACAGTACCAGTAAATCCAGGTGCTACTGGGTTTTGATCACCGGTTGCATATGTATTGTCTGAAGTGCCATATGGACCGGTTATTGGTCCTGTAGATTCTACAGAAAGAATCATATCGCCTTCAACCTGTCCTGAATTATTACCTATTCTTTTTGGTGCTAATTGTAGTACTTCTAAATTAATTTGAGTAGAAACATTTATAGCATCTACTGTTACATCCCATATACTTTGCAATGCTTGTTTAGATATTTTGACTACAGGGTTTGCAATTTTGTAATTAGGATTACGAATCATTGCTACTGTGCCAGTAGTAGGTCCTCCGCTTGAACTAGTAACCAAATTAGTAGGTGGAGAGGGCTGATCATTTTTCCCTGATAATACACCGTTTGATTCGTATTCCCCATATGTAGGTGAAATATATAAACTACTACGGTTATAACCTGCTAAGGGAACAATTCTAGCAGCTTCTTGTAATGCAGCATTATTAATGTCTAAATTCTTATTGTATGTAGCAAGTATATCTTTAAGGTTTTGCTCAGACGACAATTTCCAATATGTTGGGTTTGGTGGATAAATTCCAGCAGGAACATTAGTGATCGATTCATAATTTTTATCGCCATAACTAATTATATAGCCGGATGGATAAGTTTTATCCTTATCCCACAAACCTAAGTAATTATCTTGATTAATAGGCTCTTGAAGTATTTGACTAAATTCTTGACTATCTACTAACGGTTCACATTTAATACGCCATAAATGAGGATACCATGTTACAGAAAATCCCTCACTAGCATAATTGGAATCAGTTATCTGATAAAATCTTTTTAATGCTACAGGTATTGTTTCTTTTAATGGATTATAATCAAGTAAATGCGGTAATTCTAATACATCACCTACCATTAACTTTCTACCTATAAGTTCAATCATGTCATTGTAATGTACTGTAATAAAGATAATGTCATTATTCAAAAACAATCCAAATTGACTTAAATCAAAATCCAAGTTTTGCACATTATAATGTCCGCGCAAACGATATATATTAGTATCGTATGTTCTATCGCGGTTTTCTAAAAACAATAAATCTTGTATATTAGTGGGATTTAATGTAGAATAATCAGGTTGAGTATAATCAACACTATCGCCTTGATTAGTTGGACCTAAATATTTATGTATGTATAAATCGGTCCCACCAACAGTTAACATTTCCGATATAGTTCTATCTAAAAACCTATAGTCATTTTGTTTATTGGAACGGTAGAGGCTAAGTTTTGGCATATATGTATTTATCACGCACACGGCTTGACAATAAATGGAAGATCGTGTATCATTGATATATAGATAGTTGAATAGGAGTGATCATGGTTAGGAAAGCTAGCAAAAAAGTTGTAGAAGAAGCTGGGTTGGTCCGTAGTCTTACCCCCAAAGATGAGGATGCCAAATATTTTGGTGAAGAGCCCTCATTCCTGATTCAGCCTACTGAGGAGAATCGCGGGATAGCATTAGCCCGAGCATTCAATTGGTACAATAAATTTTATAACAAGAAAGACGCCAAAGAATTTTTGGCACAGTACCTAGACTTGAATACCAAAACTACCGAAGCCAAAACTATTAGGCGTGTTGCTGACAATGAAATCATCCCAACGATTGGGTGGTTGTCTCG